GGGAGTTTTGGTTGGTCGGGGTTACGGCGAAATAGGCCCATAATTGAAAGTGTTATTTATCGGAAAAGGTTGCAAATTCTTTGTGGTCCTCGGCATATTGTTCTTCCCAACCGCTGAAGGAATGCACTCCGCACGGCGTGGGCCAAACGAGGTATGGCTCAAAGTGCTTTGGGCAGTCCTCATTAAATAGGATGTCCACGCCAACGCCTTTCTCTATATTCCACACGGCCACGGGAAAATCTAATGGTTGCAGATAGGCAAGCAACTTGTCAGCGGTCGCTTGGTCGGGAAATACGAACTTGCGGAAGGTGGGCATCGTTAGGGGGTTGTCAGCGTTGCGAGTTCGGCGTTGGTGAGGCGGGTCGTGTAGAGGGCCACGGCACGGATGCGAGTCGTCTTTGCGCCTGCAAGTTGGTCTGCAATAAATTGAATGCGATTTAATGCAGCGTTAAAAGAAAATCCTGTTGTATCTGTTGAGCCTATTTGAAGGCCGTTAATAAAACAAGCAGTATTCCCGCTTGCGTATGCAATGGCTATTTTAGCGAAGGATGTGATTCCCGATGTTTCGGTAAATGACACCGTTGTACCTGATGCCCTAACGGATGCTTGAAACCTATTTTGATTCGTTTTTATTATTGCTAAATAATTGTTCCCGATTGCTTCTCCTGCGGTGTTTATGAAGATGATGTCATTGGTCGCAAATTCGGATTGACATTCAATGTATAGCGTCCCCTCCGTCTGCCCGATGGACCCGCTGACCGCTCCGCTCACGGAGATGACATCTGCGCTTCGGCTTCCCGTGCCTGCGGTGGTGGGGATGACTGATGTGGCCACCGAGCCGAGTTCCATCTGCGGATAACCGATGCGGACGGTGAAGTTGTAAGCCGTTCCGCTTACCAAGCCAAAAGAGATGCGGGACTGCACCCTTGCAACCGTTCCTCCACCCGATAATGTTCTTGTAAACGAAAATCGGTTTAAAGTGGAGGTTAGCGTTAGGTCGGGGCTGTTCCCCGATGCAACAAAAACCCCACCCGATGTTCGCTCCACGGTGCTAAGGCGCAAACCCGTGTACGGGACTGGTGCTGAAATTGACTTTAAAAAACAACTATTGGTCCACACTTGGCCGTTGGATGCAACGGTTTGAGTGGGGGATTCAAAATTTATGAGGGCTTCTGTTGCGTTTGCAGTTCCGCTAAACCTTATGTCAATATACTGAACGCCATTTTCAGCACCAAGAGCAATAACGCTGCGGGTCAGTCCCGCCAAGGTTTCGGTCCAGTTTGTCGGCAAAGTTCCAGGCGTTCCCGTGACCGCCCCCGTATTTGAGTTGTTGCGGATGCTATTCGTCGCCGCAGGCTCCACGAGCAACGCAGGACATCCCGTGACAAATCCGCTGACCGAATAGTCCAAGCGGGGGATGCCCGATGCAACGGATTCAATCGCTCCCGCATCGTTGAGCCTCGTCGCAGTTGTATTGCGGGTAACGGTGAAGTCCCCTCGGTTGTCCGTGTTGGTTGGGATTTGCGAATACAACCGCCCCGTCTTGAATCGGGCGGGGACTATGAGTAGTGAAGGCGTGGGCATATTAGAAATTGAATATTACGGCGAATCGGGCTTGCAGGCAACCGCTGACGGCGGCCTCTGCCGCTGCTGCCCCGTCGGTCGTAGCACGGGCGTTGAAGGCATCCCACGCAAGTTCTGCGGGGGTCTTGCCCATGACCATTGAACGGGGGTAGCCGTAGCCGTAGCCTATCAGCATGGTTAGAGGAAGGTGTAACCGATGACGCTGCCCACGCTGGGAGTGACGGCCGTAATCTTGCCGCCGTTCCTGCCGCTGATAACTATCCCAGCGGACACGGACTTGCCGCTCAAAGCGTAAGCGGTCAGCAGGTCCTCCCCTCCCGAACCCGTCAAGGTCGTAAAGGTTGCGGCCACATTGACCACGATGAAGTCAAATACTTGGCCCGATACAGCAGCGTCCACGAATCGCATGGAACCGCCCTGTCCGAGCATTTGTTGTAAGATTGGAGTTGGCATTTTATTGGGGTTGCTTGTATTGGTAAATGTAGGTTAGGTCGGAATTTCACAAACGGAGTGAGAGTACGGCAGTTGGAACGATAGAGTAGCCACCCACCCTGCGGTGCGGTCGTCTCGGCTCTCCACAAACCTCGTAAGCGACACGCTGGTACTTAGCGTCCACTCTTGCGTCGGGTCGTTTGTGAGGCTTGAAATGAAGTCCTGGGCGATTTGCAGTTGGTCGCTCAAAACCTCGTCTTCGTTATCCTGCCAACCGAGCGTCGGACTGCCCGAAACCACTCCACCCATCGTGGCAATGGATTCAACACGGTCAGAGAAATATACACCAACCACCAAATTGAGAGTGCCGCTATCAGTAGTCGCTGACTGAACATCCGCAAATACCAAAGGATAGACGATTCGCTCACGGCTTGGGGTGCGAAGGTTTATCGTGTTGTCGGTCCCTATTGCAAGAGGGTCCCCCGTCCCGAAGGAGTTTACTTGCGGGTGAGCATTTGCAAGAGCAAGGAGTGCTTGCTTTATTCGTATCCAAGACATAGGCTTGTAGTTTCAAAATGTTTTTAGAGTGTGCGCCCATCGTTAGCAGTTGTTGCAGTAGGGGTCGTAACCGTAGGGCCATGGCCTGTCAAGCCCAGCACCACGGCGCAGGGTCCGAGCGTCCAAGGCCATCCCCGTGTTGTAGTTCGTGCCGTTTGGGTAAATAGTATCCAAGGCCGATGGCGGAGAGTTAAAGAGCGGGTAATTCGCCTTCTGCTCCATGAGGTAGCGGGTAATCCTTTCGGAATACCACTCCGCATCGTTCTTCACTTTGTCCGTCAAGCGGGTGATTTCGTCCATGCTCATTTGGGAACTTTCTTCGCTCGTTCTGCGGACCATTCCCTTGTTCATGTACTTAAACGCCAATACCATCGGCAACTCGTAGTAGAGCCATTGCACCATGGCGGGTTGGATGTAGTCCTCCAAGAGCGTCGTGTTCAAGGCCGTAGTCGTGCCGCTTACCACTTGCCCCACCATTTCCGAGTACAGGGCCGATCCGACTATTGGCTGGATCCGCATTTCCTGCACCTTTACGATCGTGGGCCGAATCTGCGTAAACGAAACATTCTCGTTTATGACCGAGTTGTCCAGCAGGGTTTGTTCGCTGATAAAGAGTGCCTTCATGCTTTCGTGATTTTATTGCCTTTGCGGATTACCAACTGCTGCTCCCATACATGGCGGCATTGGGGGCGGTTCACTCCGCTGGCCGTGTGATACCATCCACCACGGCGATTCCATACGGAGTAGCCCATGATGTTACTGATGCCGTTGATGTCGTCCCTTGTGTAAACCTTCCCTTGGTCAGCGAGGTCCAGCATGACCTTGCAGAACTCACGACTGGTCTTCTTATCCTTGTTGCTGAAACCTGCGGCCCAAGAATATTTGTAGCGTACTTCCAGCACGGGTTCATCCGTTGGCTTGGCTCCTTCCTTGGAGATTTGGTCCACGGCACGGGCGATGGGGTAACGGTCTTTTGTAATCAAGTAGGCGACCCGCTTGGCGACTTTCGCCTTGCTGACCCCGAACTCCTTGGCCATTTCTTCCACGGAGGCTTCACGGTTCTTCTTGCGGTAGGCTTCAATTTTTTTATCCAGTTCCTTTTCTTCCTCGCCCAGTTCAGCGAAGGCTTGACGCACTTGGTCGTCTAAGTCGGTGTCAAACCGCATTGGCTTGGAGTGCATGACAAAGTAATCGTCGGAACTGCTTCCAAACTTACTGGCGACCACCTCCAAGACCTTGAACTCTTCTTCCCCCCATCCGTAGTCCTCGGTGTCTTCTTCGCCCCATTGGGGTTCGCTGAACGCCTGCTCTTGCACGCCGAGCAGGGTGTTCACTTCTTCGGCCGTCAACCCGAAACCAGCGGATAACATGGTGCGGGCCATCTCCAGCGTGATTTTTTCTTGGGCATAGTGACGGACGATTCGCATGAGGTTTTGGTACTCCCTGCCCGATAGTTTCTTGATATTGTCGTTGCCCATGACCATGGGCGTTTGCGGTTGTTCGTCGGGTTGGGGATTAGGTCCAACCACATCGGCAGGTTGCTTCTCCAATGCAGGGAGGCCCGCTTTTTCCCGCAGTTCTTCGGGGGTCATAATAGTGAGCAGGGCTTGCTCGCTCAATCGCTCGGTGATGGGTTCTACGGGAATCAACTCCATCCCTTCCACGCCATTGAACGAGCCCAAGTAGTTCATCATCCGCTCCACCTTCCTCACTCGGTCGTTCACATAGGTGGCCTTGAATAGTTCGTACGCCTCAACCAGTTCCTGCCGTCCACCAAGTTGGCCTTCGGTCTTCACGCCAAATAGCATCGGGTTCACGACCCTGTGGCTGATGAAGATTTCCGACTGGATGGCCTTGTTGAGGATTTCAAACTGCTTGTCCATATCCGATGGAGTGAGCGGTTCCAAGGTTGGAGCCTTGCTGACATCGTCGTTGAAGGTCACAACGAATCGGCCCGCATTGTCGGTCCCCGAAAACTTGCGCTTGATTTGGCGTTCAATGTCGCCCTGTTCTTCGGGTGTCGGGATTCCGTTGTTGAAGTTTATCAAGTACCCGCCCCAAAAGTTGTTCCGCAGGTTGTTGTTGTGAAAGTTCGCAACCTGCACATCGGCTTCAATCCACGCCAAGCCTCCCATGTATTCGGGAAGGGGGTAGGACTTCACGCCTGCTGCATAGACCCTGTAATAGAACAACTGCTTGCCGATGCGGTTGTCAGCATCAAAGGCGGGGATTTTCTCTACATCCCCGATTTTGGGGTAGAGTTGGACCATTGCATCGTCGTACCAATCGGCAACTTGGAACATCCGCTCGTCCTTGTCCACTCGGATTTTTTCAAAGGGGATATGCTCCATCTTGGCGATGGTTCCCATCTTGTTCCATGTCACCGCAACCGCAAACCCGTTAAATAGTTCCAAGTCCAAGACGAGTTTCTCGGTGATGTCATTAAGGTCGTCGTGCTCGGATAGGCCGTCAAAGAACTTGGCGTAACGGGCCTGCTGCTCCACGGTCATCTTCTCCCCAGGTTGCCATCCACCGCCGACGATGTAGTTCACCTTCCCGTTGACGATAGCGTTGTGCTTGCTGCTCCTGCGGTAGTTGTCCAGCAGGTAATAGGGGTACTCGTTGAACGCCCCGTAGGTGATGTACTTGCCCGCCTTGTTTTCAAGCATCACGGGGACCTTGTGTTCAATCCCAAGCCATTGGGTGAATGATTGCTTTATACTCATAGCGTGTGTACGGTGAAGTTGAGGGCCGAAATCGTGATAGCACCGCCATCGTTCACGGCGTTGATGTAGATGGTGAACTCGTCGTTCAGCGCACCTTGCAGAACGGCTTCAATCGTAACCGCATGGCCGTTGTTGTGGCCCGTGGTAATGTCGGTCATGGACTGCGGAATGATGGTTCCGTTCTTGGCGATGTAGATGATTATTTGGTTGCCGTTCCCCTGCGAGAACACCATGCTTGCCGATACCCGCAAAGCCGCACTTGTCGTACCTGTGTAGGTGATGGCGGTGGTTGTGCGGGTAAAGTTGTAAGTAGTCAGCAGTCCCGACTTCAGCGGGGTTGTTAACTTGACGGCCTGCCCTTGGGTCGGGGTGAAGTTCTTGGATTCGTCCAGGTACAGGTTCGCAACGCCCCGCTCTCGGTCCAAGGTAGCGGTGTCTGCGAGGTCGTCAAATAGTCCACCCACACGGGCGGCGGTGTTCGCTCCTGCGGCGGTTTCGGCGGCAATGGTCAGGGCCGAAGCCTGCAACTGGGTTCTTGTTTGTACGCTCATGCGAAAGATTGGTCAAAGGTGGAATCAAACACTCGCTCATCGGACGAGCCGAAGACGGTGTACTGGATGGAATTGGCGAAGGTGTTGAAGGTCAGCGAAACTACCTGTACATACGCCAAGCCCGTTTCAACCACCGCAACGGCTGCGCTAACCGTGCTACTGGTATCGTAAACTTCATACTTATACGACCCCGTTTCAAGAGAGCCGACAACGATGGAAAACTTGTCATAGCGGTTCGTGTAGGAAGAAAGGTTGGCCGATTTCAGCAGGGTGAAGTCGGTCGTGGCGTTCTTGGCGATGTTCGTGAGCCGCAGGATGTAACGGTCCCCCGATGAGGCCCGCTGCGTCCAAGTGACGACGATGGTATTGGTGGTGTTGGGGGATAGGTAAATCACTCTACCCCTAAATGTAGGATGCGCCCGAATTTCACAATTTGCGCCCGATGGCTCGGTAGAGTTCGGCCCTTCGTTCGGCGGTCTTGCTGATGTCAAAGCGTTCCCGCACATCCTTGGACAACTGCACGGCCAAGGAGCGAGCGTAGTCGGGTTCGTTCACAAACTTGCGGACGGCCTTGTACCAAGCATCTTTTTTGCCGTAGGGGATGAGCAGACCGTTGTGGCCGTGGGTGATAATGTCGGTGTAAGGGATGGTTTCGGAGGCGATTATCGCCTTGCCCATCCAGCCTGCTTCCACGACTTTCAACTCCGATTTGAGCCTGTTGAACTTGGTATCTCGCAAGGGTGCGATGGTGGCGTTGATGAAGTTGTAGCCTCCCACATAGGAGTAGATGTCCGCCGCTTGGATGCGTCCGTAGTTCTTGTTCAGCCCACGGCAGGAGAGCATCCGCTCGTAATCGTCGTACACGGCGTTCCCATCGTTCCACCCTCCAAGGTAGATTTTGTAACGGCCGTCAAGGGAACGGTCATGGGCCAGCAGGCCGAAAGAATGTTCCACCAAGGCGATGTCCTCTTGGTGCTGCGCCCCTCCGAACCAGCCGATTTTGAACAGGTGCGGTTCGGGTTCGGCGTTCGTGTCGGGGAGGTAC